TCATGTCATGATGAGCTTTGTTAATGGACTTTAGAATTTCCATTGCATCATTAATATCTTGGTTCATTGATTTACCTACCCTCCTTAAAGTACTCATTTTATGACCAACCACGGTGTCTGTTGGTTCTCCATTTCTGTAAACTCTGATTGCTACTGCTGGATCATCTGGAGTTCCAGTAATGGTAAAGTCTGAATTTGGAACATTGTATTTTCCATTACGAATAACTCTGGTTACCTTGCCACTTGCCCTACCGCCACTAGAATTCCAGGAAACCATGTCTCCGACTCTTACGCCTTCTGCCTTGCCAATTCTTTCCATCATGTCATCAACAAATTCCTGCATTTGATCTCTGTTCATAGTTGGTGTTTCCATTCCTGTATTTACTAGTCCATCTGGAATTGCAGCAAGTCTGCACTTTGCCTCTTCCTCTACGAGAAATGATACGAGCTTACAAGCGATAGTTCCGTTTTCTTGTTCAACATGAAATGAACAATTGCCACACTTTACTCCTATCGCTGCATCTTCATTTTCTGCAGCAGATTCATATCCAACCCATATACTTGATGCGCCCTGATCAAAGGGACCAAAATCTTCTGCAATACCAACGAGTGCATCGTGATATGCTTTCTCTTCTGGAGTGAGCATGTCATAAAGACGCTCTTCTTCATGCATTGATTTTGTTGTATCCATAAATTCCCTTTTCTTTTTCTTTTTAGGTCCAATGTATTGTGGGTATTTATTGGGGGTAGTTTCATTTGTTATAACATCTTTTTGAGCAGCCTCTGGCTCAGATGCATATAATGCTGCTAACTGTGCCCTTGCAGACGCTCTAGTTGTATGACAACCAGAAACTGAGCCGTCTGGTAGCTTTACTACTGCGTATCCAGAACAGCCACCATAATTGCGCCTAATTTCCCATGGCATAGGACAATTATATCATTGTTTCTCATTTTCATCAAAATATTTAGAAAAAATAGAAACTATAAAATACATTTGATTTCTTAACTTTTCATCCTCTATTGCCTCTATTTTGTTTATATCTGTACTATTTTTATTAAGTCCAATCATAGGCTCGCCATCTTCACCAAAAGTAACATCAATCATGTCTATACTCCATAGATCAAACACTGTGGCATTTAGCTCTTGTTGTTGCATTTTTGCAAGCTCTGGCATAAGATTTTGTGTTTCTTGTGACACAAGATACATTTCGTCACCAATACTTTCATCATATCCTAAGGGCTTTAGTATTCCCATTTTAATAAGGAATTCTATCAGGTCTTGCGCTTCTTTATCATAATTTGACATGTATATATTCTATCCTATTTTTGCATGTGGAATTGATTCATTTATACTTAATGCTGATACCGTTACATATTCTGAATATTCTTCAAGGCATGAAAGATTCTCTGCTCCGCTATAAGAGCATCCACTACCTAGTCCACCACGAATTTGATTAAGAATGTGTGCAACAGAACCCTTGTATGGAACAGTAGTAGATATACCTTCTGCTACCGAAACCTTTCCTGTGGCATCTTTTTGTGCAGAAGCACTCGCCATGCCACGGAAAGCTTTTACCTCTCTACCATCAGCATCTGTTAGTATTTCTCCTGGGGACTCATCTGTCCCAGCAAGCATTGATCCAATCATTACTGCATCAGCACCAGCAGCAAAAGACTTAACCATGTCTCCACTTGTTCTTATTCCTCCATCAGCAATGATGGAACATTCTTGAAATGTTTCTGCACAATCCATAATTGATTGTAATGTTGGAACTCCATGGCCACTAACCATTCTTGTAGTGCAGGCACTCCCTCCACCAATTCCTACGCGAACAGAGTCTGCTCCTGCTTCTGCCAACCTTAAAAATCCGTCTTTTGTAGAAACATTTCCAGCCATAATATGTGCATCTTTAAATGCGTTTCTAAGTTGTGCTACTGCCTTAGTAGCATAAGTACTATGACCGTTTGCAGTATCAACAAGAAAAACTCTTACTCCAACATTATATAAATGATCTGCCTGAGCAAGATATCCATTATTAGATGCAAGGGCAACACCAAATCTTATTTCTTTTTCTAAAAGGTTTTGAGACTTTAATATTTGTTCTTGATAAGACATATATCTATGAAGGATTCCTATACCGCCAGCATTATGCATAGCAATACACATTTCAGTGTCACAAACTGTATCCATAGGTGCTGCTATAACAGGCAATTCTAGATTAATTTTCTTTTTTTTATAACCTATACTCATTGACAAATTAACTTCGTGTCTTGAAGATATTGAGCTTTTTTGTGGAACAAGAAGAATATCATCAAAACACATTGCTTTGCCTACTTTTAACATTTTGTCTCCTATATTAGTTTGTAGTTAGAAAGATAATTTTTTATATCATCTGTCATTTGTGGTTTTTCTTTTTCTTCTATTAATTCTCTATTTCTATCTGCTTTAAATGAGGACCATGTGTGTACCTCTATTTCTCCAAAAGTATTTTTCTTGGAGTGAGAGATTGCATTATAAACAGATCCACACATTGCATCAGCCAAGTCCTTTGACTTCTTTCTTGGGTGATCGACCTTGTTATTTGACACGATTCTAAGTTCCAAAAGCTCTTCTAAGAGTATTTCAATATGTGGTGCAACAACCCGCTCTTCATAAAAAAGCATGGCAAGATCTTCATAGTGTTTCTTTGCTACTGAAAGAGTCTCTGTATTAATACCAACACTCTTTAGATCCCGCTGAATATCAAATGACTGCCAGCGGTCAAATGTAACTAGACCAAGATTAAATCCATTTCTTCTAAGATCAATAATCCAGTTTTTTACTTCAGATAAGTCTACTGGGCCTTCTCTACGAGGCTCCCACCAAGCAATCATATCTACAACAACAAATGGCACTACTTGAGTGTAGTCATTAAATGTTTGCACCTCTACCCATTTTTCAACATGGCTTAATGCTACTGCACACTTGTCATGTTTTTGTGCTAGGTCAGCATGTACAAAATAAGTTGTATCTGGGTTTGGTTTAAAACTAGGATCTATTCTTCTAAAAGTATCAAGCGGATTACGAATACTTAATGACTTTTCTATCTTATCCCGCGATTTAAAAAATGCATCTGAAGATACAGTAGGCATACAGGCAAAGCGCATCATTGCATCTGCTGGATCTGTATAAAATGCAAGCTTAAAGTCTTCAATGCTTCTTGTTGGGTTTACTTCCCATGTAGGTCTTTTAAGCGCATAAACTCCAGGGAACTTATAAGACTCTATTCTGTCTTCTTCCCATTCAATATCAAAGGTGTTTCCTGGATCATCTTCTGGCAAGGCAGGATTAAGAACAAAGGTATGCTTTTTAAATTCAGTTTCTTTTTCAGCAACAACGTCATCATATCTTTTAGAGATAAAGTCACCCTTGTAACGTGGGAATGAAAGAAGAACTACCTTTCCATAGTCGGGAAATCGTGAATCAACTGAGCCACGGAATGCTTTATAGATTGCTTCTCCTGTTTTTGCATTTTCATTGCCACTACTTGACTCTTGGGCAAAACCAGAAATCTCATCAAGGACAGCAAGCATAAGGTTTAGACCCTCATGGCTCTCTCTTTCTGAGTGACCAGAATATACTGTGACAGCCTTATCGAACTCAACATTGTCTACTTTAGCATCATACTTTCCAGCAAACCATGGAGATTTATCAATCTTGTTTTTGAATCCTTTAAAGAAAACATTCTTTGCTTGCTGTGCGTTTACAGCAATATTGATAATGTCAATAGCATCACCAGGGGGCTTACCAAAATATGCAGCAGGATCTTTTAAGCAAAGAAGCTTATAAACAAGATAAGCACAACCCACAGTAGAAGTGTGATCCTTACCTGATCCTTTGCCAAGTTGCAATATAACTTCTGACTTAGTATATTTCTTATAGTGTTCACTACCCTCTTCCTTTCCCATAAATCTTTGCAAATCTTTTTCTTTGTATATCTGACTCATGCACTCTACGAGAACATACTGATAGTGAGACAGTTCTGGCTGCCCTAAAAAGTCTGGGGACTTTACAAAGGTTTCTACATCTACTGGTTCTTCCTGAAATGGATTATCATCAAGAGCCTCCATGAAATCAGATAAATCAATTGTCAACTATGATCACTCCGTCAGTTGCTTCAGAAAGCTTTGACATAATTTCATTACGAATTTCTGGATATTTTGTAGCAACATCTTTAAGAATATTTATAAGAATTTGATGCTTTTCTTCCATACGAGCAAGTTCTTCTGCTACCTCTTTATTATCTAAAAGACCTGCACGATGAAGCATGTCAAGTCTTTTTGCTTCAATATCAGCAATAAGTTTGATTGATGTTGTCTTAGCATTAAGATTTGCTGTTTGATCTGCTGTGTCAATGACCTCATATGCCTTTTTAATTAAGCTGGAATAATGTTGATCTGCACCAGCCAATGCCTCTCTTGCTCTCGCATGAATGGCTTCATTATTTGCTGCCATTTTACGCCAGTCATTGAGCAATGACATTACACGGGTACGGGGTATGTCTAACTCCCGTGCTATCTGTGCTGTATCAGTTCCCTTTAAATATTCTGATGCAACCTTGTTTACTTCATCAAGATGCTTAACTAGGTCTATTTCTTTTGACACGCTTTCCTCGCTTCTTAGGCATTACCCTTACACGATCTTCATAAAAAGAACGCATACCACAACTAACACCCTTTTCTAATTCTACGCAATCAATCCAAGACCTATTATTCTCTGGATTAGTAACATGTTGGTGAAACTTAAACTTAGTACCCCAAATACCTTTTATCTTAATAATGTCCCCCTGATTTACTACCTTGCCTTCTTGTGTAGTAAAACTACCCTCTCTAATAAAGGGGTCGTTTATTTGCACCTTTTTGCGTCGTCCCATTTTTACTCCTTTGTGGTAGGTAGGACAATTCTACCATGGTGTCTATTCTTTGTCAATAGTTTTAAGTCTATTTATTTCACGATTCAAATACCAGGCTGCTTTTTCCAAGTCCTGAATTTGTTTACCCTTGTATGGGGCACGCATAACATACTTTATAACATTGCCAAGACAGAAATTCATGTGTTCTGTAAGCTCTATTGTTTCAATACCACTAGGATGTATTGTGTAATGCTTGGGATGATTTACTTCGTCATTCATCTTCTACCCTTTCTTCCCATCTTTAATCCGAACTTGTTCAAGTATAGATAAATTGTTTGTACTGTGCAACCACATTCTTTTGCTATTTCTTCTGGAGTTTTCTTGTCTTGTACATAACGTTTGTGAAGCCAGCTTTTATTTTTGTAAAAATCTTTTTTATTCAAAAATGGCACCCCACTTGTCGCTTACATAAGACCCTATGCCAATTGAGTCTGCCACATCATCGTCATCAACTTTAATTTTGTATCTATTATTAACATAGTCAATAGTCTTTTGTTTTCTTAATTCTCTTTCCTTTCCTTTATACCATGAATTAGATTTTCCTGGTGTCTTTTTTACAATTGCTTGCTTTTCTGCTGCACTCAAAAGCTTGGTCCCAATATAATTTTGCCAAGCCATAGGTGCTACATTCTTTACCGTTTTAATTCCAGCAACTTGCGCTGCTGCAATAATTGCTCCTTGCACCAACGACAGTTGCATAGCGGTTTTTGGAGAGTTGCTATAGATAGCCGATTCAAGAATAATAGCGTCTGATCGAAAAGCTTTAAAAAACGGGATAGCTTTTCTACAGGCATCTCCTGCTTTATAAAGAGCATCTGTGCCAACAAATCGAACCTTTCCATATTTGATCAGCCTTCCTTCCTCAAATATTGAAAATGCCATTGAATTTGTAGAGGCATCTACTGCTATTATAGTCCTTGGTTTTGATAGACTTGCTAAACCCCTACTCTTGTTGGTACTCAAAATATCCTTTCAACTCCTTTATAAAATTATTAAACTTTTTTTTGTTAATAAGGCAATTGTCACACATTCCAACATCATTATAAATGCTTAGATATGTTCCACAATCACCAGCACATTTTTTATCTCTTCCAACTCTTTTTCTTCTTTTTTCTATTTCGTATCTTTGAAGAATTTTTTCTTTACTTGACTCCTGCCTACACTCAGCAGAGCAATAAATTTGTTTTGCTGAGTTTGGAAAAAACTCTTTGTCGCACCATGAGCAGAAAGACATTAGAAATCTCCCTTTTCTTCCTTTCTTCTAGATATCTTAATATCTCCCTTAGGGGCCTCCTGACAGGCCTTTTGCACAGGGCAACTACCACACGGAACCTTTACTTTATTATTCTTATACGGAACCTCTGGGAGCTTCTGATCCTTCCATGCACCATACACCTCTTTCATCCAATCAAAGAGGTAGTCAACAAAGTCTACATGTCTCTGTGTAATATTTACAGGGATAGCAAGTAGATCATGAGTATTTTTGTTCTCATACATTACTATGCCATTTTTCTTTTTAAATATTTTCATGTAAATAAGAAGCTGAACAATGTGGTATGTACTTGCTGTCATACTCTTCTTATGACGCTCAAATGCATCATGGTTTGCTGTCTTAATCTCAACTAAATATTCTGAATCTTTCCACTTAATAATACTATCCAAAAAACCAAAGATGGGTGGGTCATCAAACACTACCTTCTCTTCGTTGACAAGCATTAGTCCTGCACTAGAAATGGCATCTTGAATTCTTTTGTGTCTGTCTGTGCCACTATCCATGTTAGCCTGAGACTTGCCCTCACGCTCTTCATAAAAAGTGTTACCCTCAAATGCTAGATACCAATACCGTGGACACTTGCCGTGACCAAAAACAATGGTGGAAGGAGAAAAGGTCTTCTTCTTCATATACTTAGGTTCATTGCTAGCAACATACCCCTTGTGAATAGCATCAACAAGGTCTGCAAATTCATCCTCTACATTGTCAGGCATTTGTGTTTGCCATTCTACTTCTTCTACAGCCTCTTTTGATTTACCCTTGACAATCTTAGATATTATATTTTTAGCCATGGTAGCTCCTAATTGTGTATTTAAGGGCATCCGATAACTTATCAAGTGCCTCTCTTGCTGAATAGTAAATATTTTTTTTAGCACGATCATCTTTTTTTACATTGGCATACCATGAAGCTAGCATTGCAAATTTAGCAGAGTAGGCCTGAATCTGAATGATAAGCCTAGCAGCCTTGTCTGGAGGAATATCTGGCTTAGCAATTAGTTTAGCAATTGCGATAAGTGCTTGAGTTATTTCTTCATCTTGCATATATTCTGATAAATCATTAAAGTCATTAATTTGATTTATAATATCAATCGTGTTTTCGCTCATTATTCTCTCTTATCTCTCGTAACTCTTCAAACTCATTCCACTCAATTATAGCAAGCCTTGTCTTCTTTGTCTCTCCAAGAACTAACATTATTACGGGAGATTTATTTGGATCTACTCTTAAAGTGTCTGTAACTATTTTACCCCATACATCCTTATTAACAGAAAATGATTTGCTATACTCTTTTACATCTACAACATATCTGTCTAAGCTACCGTCGCCTTTTACCATTCCACGACCAGAATTTTTATGTGGCTTTGCACCAATACGCTTTAACTCGCCATGCTCACTCATCAATATCCTCTTTCTTTTTCTATATTTACAGTGGATATTTGCTCGCAATATTTACACTTCCAGGTAATATCTAAAGTAGATGGGTAAAATCTAGACGAGTTTGCCTCTGAAGAGCAGCCCTGGCATAGAAATATTCCATGTATTACCTGATACTTATTCGATGATTTGGACAAGTTCTGCCGCCTTATCTGGATTTTGTCGTAGCCATTCGACCACCTTTGCTCTACCCTGGAACCTTTCTCCAAGAACTGTGTACCATGCGCCACCCT